AGCCATGAACAAAGCCGCATTACCTGACCCATCTGATTCGTTCATGGCTGGTTATAAAACATTGTTCCAAAAATTAATGAATAAAGCCAAAGCTAAACAAGAAACTACGGCACAGGCAACGGCAACCACTACAACACAAACTGTTCAAACAAAAGATAACAAAGGAGCTACTTTTGATATTGGCACAAGCAAGGTTAAAATTAATGGAGAAGAGCAAATTAACGAATCGGGAATAGATAAGAAATTCGGTGTTGCTTACAATAGCTTCAACGGAGAAAAATACATCACCGCAGTTAAAATTAATAAGGTTACTTACTATAAAACAAGAGTTGCTGTAATGGGAGGTACTAATTACCAAATCGGTAATAGCGTAGAAATGTCACTTTTAAATCAAGTTCCAAACATTATTCCTACAAACCAATCTGCTGCGGTTATTACCAATACTAAAATCAAATGGGAGGATGCTGTCAAATATACCGACACAAATTTATTCTATTCCGTTAGATTTAATCTTAATGATGTACCATCTCTTAAAAAACAAGAAGTTGCATCAAATATATTTTCAGCACAAACAGAATTCTTGGTACCAAATAAGGCGGGATACATAATACAAACCGTATCACCAATGACTATTGATATAAACAATAGAATGGTAACACCTAATATGTTACAAGGAGCAATCAACATTGGTCCAAAAGAAGGCGTTGAATATGGAGTTGGATTATCTAAGAAGTTAATGAAAGAACTAAAATTAAAGGACGGGGACGTTGTTTATTTTAGATTAATATAATAAACCTAATATTTATATAATAAACATGTTATGGAAAATAATAGAATAAATAACACCGTAGATAACTTTTTGAGTCCTAAATCGGTAAAAAGAACATCACAAGACGGTATGGAAAGAGAAGAGTGTGATTTAGTAACAGGTGAATGTTATACAATCAGAGAGAAAGACGGTATTGTTGAAAGAATAAATAAAAAATACGTTACCAACGACGGTAGACAATTATTACAAGACTAAGTTATGTTAGAACAAAAATTACAAGAGGAACTTAATAGATTCAAAGCTATTAACAAATACGCGAAAAAAATGATCATGGAGCAAGACGCTCCGGCGGCTCCTCCGGCAGAAGATCCAGCGGCAGGAATGCCACCAGCAGATCCAGCAGCACCAGGAGCTGACGCAGGAATGCCACCAGCAGACCCAGCAGCACCAGGACCGGATGCAGCAGGTGGAGCACCAGATACAGCAGGAATGCCACCAGCAGGTGGGGCACCAGAACCACCGGCAGGAGAAGGAACCGAGGAAATTGACGTAACAGACTTGGTTGATTTAACAAAATCTATCAAATCTGATTTGGATAATCACAAAACAAATCAAGATGCTTCGGTAGCTAAGATGGATGACTTATTCACTAAACTAGGTGAATTGGAACAAAAACTTGCTATCATGGACCAATTAGTTGGTAAAATAGATGAGTTAGGTAATAAGGTTGAAGAAATGAAACCAGAAACTCCGCAAGAAAAATTAGAAATGCGTTCATTAGATTCATATCCTTTTAACGAAAAACCACAAGAATTCTTTGCACACAAACAAGCAGAAATGCAACAAAGTGGAAAGAACGAATACGTTTTAACTAAAAATGATGTGACCAACTATCCTCAGGATATAAAGAACACATTCAATCCAAACGATCAAGAGGAAGATGAATATAAGTTCTAATGTAAATTTTCTTTTAGGATTGCAAACGCAATTGAAAATATGTCACTGGCAGACCAAAGGTATTGCTAGACATGAAGCGTTTGGTAATTTCTATGAAGATTTAAGTCCATTAATTGATGATTTTGTTGAACAAGCTATGGGTAAGTACGGAAGATTTGTATTAGATGAAGAAACTGATACTATCAAGTTAGCAAATTTAAAAAATATTAATATTGAAGGATTGGTTAGTACATCAAGAGAAGCATTAATACAATTCACCGATCAATATGACCCAACAGACACAGATTTATTAAATCTTAGAGATGAGATTTTAGGAAAATTAAATAAATACGCGTATCTATTTACGATGGAATAACAAAAAATTATAATATAAAATGATATCAGGTTCAGCGGCATTAAGTGGCTCAAACACTACAACAGGATCACTTTCTTACATAAACACAATTATAACCGATGCGGTGTCATCAGGTTCTTATTATGTAACAGTACCCAATAGGTATATGAACGAAAGCATGGCTATCGCTCTTAGAAGTGTATATGGTTATGTAGTTTCATCAAAAGCAACAGACATAGGGTCTAATGTTGAATATGTTATCTCTTGGGGTAGCATAATTCCTCCGTCACCAACACCAACAATGACAATGACGGTAACTCCGTCAGTTACACCATCATTGACACCGACAATGACGATGACACCAACAATACCACCACCAACACCAACGCCTAGCTCAACTTCAACACACGTTGCTGGAGCCGACTTTACAATTGAGTGGTTCATTAAAGTAACAAACTGGACTTCACCAACATTCCACCCAAGACCATTCTCGTTAGGTGCATTCCCAGCTAAGAATGCGGTATCTATTGAAAACTCCGGTAACCACATTTATTGGTGGACAGGTGGATCGGCAAGAGTAGATTATAATGGTCTAGGCTTACAAAACAATCAGTGGTATCACATGGCAATTACCAGAGATAATGGTACCTTAGCAATATATGTTGATGGTCAAAGAGTTGCAACTGACACATTTAATAATGCAATAACGGCAGGGGCAAATGATCTTTGGATTGGTGCTGAACCAAATCCTGATAGCCAAGTAAATGGTAAGATGACTAACTTTAGATGGAATAAGAGTGTTAAATACACTGGAACTTCATTCACAGTTCCAACATCTCCATTGACAGCAGATGCTGACACTAAGTTATTATTATTAGCAACTGATAGCGGTGGTTTAACAACTGATTCATCTACATTAGCTAAAACAGTTACCAACCATAGCGCAACATATAGCACTGACTCACCATTTGCTGGTGGAGTGGGTGGTAGTATCAACTTTGCAGGTAATAGTTACTTCACAGTGCCACAATCAACTGATTGGGATTTATAAACGAATAAAAATATATAAAAAAAGATCAACCCAGATTTCCGAGTCTGGGTTTTTTTATGTATATTTTAGTATAAATGTTTATTTAACTTAAAACAATTTGATTATGAGTTCATTTGACGCAGTACTAGCACAGTACGAGAAGAACAAAAACGCCACAAGTGGCAACGCAAACAAGATGTCTTCAGAAGACAGATTAAAACGTTATTTCGCAACAGTATTACCTAAGGGTTCTAAAGGTGAAGAAAGACGTATTCGTATCTTACCTACTAGCGATGGTTCATCACCATTCAAAGAGGTTTATTTCCACGAAATTCAAGTAGGTGGAAAATGGGTGAAATTATATGACCCAGCACAAGAAGGTAAAAGATCACCATTAAACGAGGTTAAAGACGCTTTAATGGCAACAGGAGTTGAGGCTGATCGTGAATTAGCACGCCAATTTCGTTCTCGCAAGTTTTACATTGTTAAGGTAATTGATCGTGATCATGAGGCTGACGGTGTTAAATTTTGGAGATTTAAACACAACGCAAAACAGGATGGTATTTTAGACAAGATTTTCCCAATCTTCCAAAAGAAAGGTGATATCACACATCCAGAAACAGGTAGAGATTTAACATTGTTTTTATCTTTAACAAAATCAGGACAAGGTAAGGAATACACTGTCATCAATTCAATCTTAAACGACGATCCAAGTCCTTTACATTCAGATGCTGCAATTTCTGAATCATGGGCTAAGGACGAATTGACATGGTCAGATGTTTATGCTAAGAAAGGCGAAGATTATTTAGAATTAGTAGCAAAAGGTGAAGAACCTAAATGGGATTCAAACCTTAGCCGCTGGGTATCTAATATCGCTTCTAGCGAAGAAACTATCGGAGCACCAAAATCACCAGCCGCACCGGTTGTTGATCCACAAGAAGATGACGATGCTGACGGAGACTTACCGTTCTAATTATTCACGGGGCGGAGATAACGTCACATGCCCCAATTTTTAAAAACACACAATGGCAGGTATTAAAAAAACAGATTTTTCAGCAATCAAGAAGAAATTCTCGAAAGAAGCTGAATACAAACCAGATCGTTTTTTCGATTTGGGTGATGCCTTCTTAGAAGCCACAGGTATTCCGGGTCCAGCAATGGGTCACATCAATATGTTATTAGGACATAGTGATACTGGTAAAACAACGGCATTAGTGAAAACTGCTGTTGATGCACAAAAGAAGGGTATCCTTCCGGTGTTCATCATCACAGAACAAAAATGGAGTTGGGAGCACGCGGAATTGATGGGCTTCAACAGAGAAGAAGACTTTTTCTTGTTTAATAGTGACTTCGAATACATCGAACAAATCACTGATTACATCAACGAATTGATGGACGCACAAGAAAAAG